GCGATAAGGAGAAACAACAATGGCACTGACTCTTGCTCAGGCGCAGCAGCTCTCCCAGAGCAAGCTGACCAATTTCGTGATCGATGAGTTCCGGAAGAGCGCCCTGCTCGACCAGCTCGTCTTCGACAACAACGCCAAGCCGCAGGGCGGGGCGTCCCTCGCGTACGTGTACAACCGCGTGACCACGCTGCCGACGGCTGCCGGCCGCGCGATCAACAGCGAGTACACCGCGCAGGAAGCGGCTACCACGCAGTACACGGTCAACCTGAAGCCGTTCGGCGGCTCCTTCGAGATCGACCGCGTGCTGATCAACAACGAGCATCAGGTGGCGGATCTCGTGCAGTTCCAGCTGCAGCAGAAGATCCAGGCGACCGTCGCCAAGTTCACCGACATGTTCATCAACGGCGACTCCGGCACGGTGGCGACCGAGTTCGATGGCCTCGACAAGGCCCTGACCGGATCCTCCACGGAGATCTCTCCCGCCAGCGCGATCGACCTGTCCACCAGCGCGAACATCGATTCCAACTGGAAGACGTTCCTCGATACGCTCCGGAAGCTCCGCGCGAAGCTGGACGGCGCGCCGACCCTGTACATGATGAACCAGGACGCGTTCGCCGTGTTCCAGTCCGTCATGGACCGCGCCGGCATCAACCTGGCGTCCAAGGAGAACTACGGCTACGAAGTGCTGCAGTGGGGCCCGTCCCTCGTGATGGCTCTCGGCGACAAGCCCGGCACATCCAACCCGATCATCGAGACCTCCTCCGCGAGCGGCACCGCCGGCAACACCGCGATCTACGCGGCCCGCATCGGCCTGGATGGCGTGCACGGCGTCAGCCCCGAGGGCAACGCCCTGGTGCAGACCTTCCTGCCCGACATGACCGCTCCCGGCGCCGTGAAGAAGGGTGAGGTGGAGATGGTCGCCGCCATGGCGCTCAAGGCCACCCGTGCCGCGGGCGTGCTTCGCAAGATCAAGATCGCGTAAGCGTATGAAGATCCTTGCGCCGGGCGAGAAGCTCAACGGCTCCCACTGGGGGCTCAGCTGGAAGGACGGCGCGGCGGAGTGCCCGGAAGGCGATCTGCTGGAGAAGCTGATGGGGCGGGGGTATGTCCCCGCCTCCGGCGGTCCCGCGGCGGAGCCGGAGAAGGCGGAGGCCGCGCCGAAGAAGAAACGTACGAAGAAGCCAAAGGAGGCGTAAGCCATGACCAGAGCGGAGATGCTGACGCAGCTCCTCACGCTGACCGGCGCGGCTTCCGGCACGGAGACCGCGCTGTGCGAGATCGTGCTGGACCGGACGATCGACAAGACGCTCGCGTTCCTGCACCGCGAGGAGATCCCCTATAGGGCCTGCTCCCTCGTGGTGGAGATGGCGGCGGACGCCTACCGCGGACAGGTGCTGGCCGGGTCGGAGGCGGGCGTCGTGACAGGATCCGTGCAGAGCATCTCCGACAACGGCCAGAGCGTTACGTACCGGGACGGCTCCGAGACGCTGAACCGGACGGAGGCCTCGTTCTCGAAGGACTACGCGGAGCGCCTGATCCCCTTCCGAAAGGCGGGATGGTAAATGCGGATCCCGGGTTCCTTCCAGAGGGCCTTCGTGCCGTTGCAGGACAAGACGCTTGAGGTGCTGCCTAAGACAACTACGCAAAGTACCCTCGGCCGCCCCGTGGAGACGTGGGGCGAAACGGCGTCGGAGAGCTTTGCCGCGAACGTGCAGCCGATCACGGACGCGCTCCTCGCGCAGCAGTTCGGGCTGATGGCCGGCACGGATCTGCGCGCGACCGGCGTCTTCACAATCGGGAAGGGCGCGTTCGTCCGGTATGACGGGCACGTGTACAAGGTGATCGAGAACCCGCACTTCGACAGCCATGACGAGCTGCTCCTGAAGAGGGTGGACACATGAAGGTGAGCGTGGATGATTCCGCGGCCTCGCGGATGATCAAACGCCTGGCCGAGGGCGCCGCGAACGCCGCGAGAGCCGTCGTGGCGGAGCTGTCCGCCCTGGGGGAGTTCAAGGCGAAGACAGCCGCGCAGGTCACGTCGCCGACGCTCGCCGGATCCATCCGGCAGACGCCGGTCAAGGACACGGTTGACGGAGCGGAGGGTGGCTTCGGCACGAACATGGACTATGCCGCCTTCGTGGAGTACGGCACCGGCCGCCCAGGCGCGCAGGGCCTCGTCAAAAACGGGGAGCCGCGCGATCCGAGGGCTTCGGGTTTCGCGTACACGATGGAGACGGTCGTCGCATCCGGCCCGCAGCAGGGCGCGATCCGGCAGGGCTGGGTCTACTGGGACGACGTGCGGCAGACGTTCGTGCACACGTACGGACAGCCGGCAGGGCCGTTTATGTATCCCGCGAAGCTGGCTGTGGAGCAGGCGGCGGGGGATACGGCGGCGGCCGTGGTCAGGGAGACGCTGGGAGACTGACATGGAAGAGATCATAAAAGAGCTGATCGACGAGATCACGGGAATCGAATGGAGCTACGGCGCCTTCCCCGCGTCGCTCGCCAACATCCGGACGCAGAGGATCGGAAACTGGTCCGTTGTGTATACGGATCAGGTCATCGCGACGGAGGTCACGGTCACCGTCTCCCTCTGGGCCTCCACGCCGGAAGCCCGCGCGGAGATGACGGGAGACACGCGGGACGTCTTCCTGCGGTACGGGTTCGAGGAGCGTACGCCTGCCAGCACGGAGATGCTGCTCCCGAACAACGAGGCGGCCTGTCTTGCAACGCTGACTTTCCACGGCTTTATCGACAAGACGACGAACTGGGTCTACAAGGCCCTCTGACATCAAAACAAAGGAGAATACGAATATGCCTAGACTTGTAAGCATGGGCTCCAAGCTTTATCACAAGGCTTCGGAGAGCGGCACGTATGCCCAGATCACGGACGTCCGGCAGTTCCCGGCGTTCCTGGGTGAGGCGGACCGCGTGGACACCACCTGCATCGAGGACAAGATCAAGACCAGCGCGCCGGGCCAGCAGGATCCGGGCGACATGGCCTTCAAGCTGGCCTACACCGGCACCGGCGCGGGTACCAACTGGAAGATCCTGCGGGACTATCAGACCAACGACACGCTCGCCTATTTCAAGGTCGAATTCCCGGACGGGAGCGGCTTCGAGTGGCAGGCGAAGGTCGCCGTGTCCATGGACGAGGTCGGCGACGGAAACTCCGCGCTGGAGTTCACCGCGACGATGTACCCGGAAGGCGACATCACCGTGATCAATACGCCGTGATCGATACGCCCACAGCCTGAGGCGGGGCGGCAGGGCGGGGTTGTAGCGGCCCCGCCCGACATGCTATACTGCTTCCGCTGTAGATGAATGGGCTCAACGCCCGGAGCTCCTGTCGGACTTATGGACGACGGGAGGTGATGCGCATGAACAATATCGAATTGCTGATGTTGGTTCTGGCGATCGCAAGTCTGTCGCTGACGATCTACTTCGGTAGCAGGCGTTAGAGATAGAAAAACCTCCGGGTAGTTAGCGGCTACTCGGAGGCAACACCTTGATTGGCTCTCGCCGACAGGGGTTCTCTGACAAACTCATCTTACAGCGCGGGCGGCTGTGTGTCAAGCACGGCCGCTTTTTGCTGTGCAAAAACAAACGGAGGGAAAGCTATGGAACAGTTCGTACTGGAAGTAGGAAACAGGGAGTATCGCGTCTGCCTGCCCACGCAGCAGGCGGCGGAGCTCGAAAAGCAGCTGAACATGTCACTGATGGACGCGATCGGCGAGAGCGCGAAGATTCGCGTGCAGCAGGTCTTCCTGTGGGCGGGCCTGCAGAAGTACCAGCACGGGATCACGCAGGCCGACGTGCTCGGCATCATGGACGACATGGCGGACGGCTTCACGATGGACGGGATGGAGTTTGCGGACTTCACCATCGAAAACCGGATCAAGCTGTGCATGAAGATCGGGGCGATCTCGGGTTTTTTCAACGCCGATACAAAGGCCGAGCTGCTGGCGAAGGTGGCGAAGCCGGCGAAGGCGACGACGGAGGAGACGGAGGAGTAACGCCTCCGGAGCCCGTGCGGTCCGTGGGGGACCTGATCGACCGGTACTATTCGGACGCGCTGCGCTGCGGGATCCGCCCGGCGGAGTTCTGGGACTGCATGAGCCCGGGCGAGGTCATGGATACGATCGAGGCGACGGCGGACAGGCGCAGGGACGAGATCGAGCAGCGGTGGGAGGCGGTCAAGGAGATCGCGTATCTCGAGCCGCTCCTGATCGCGCACGCGGTCTGGTCCGACAGGAAGCACCGGTATCCGAGCCGGGAGAAGGTCTTCCCGAGCACGAAGAAACGAAAGAAAGCAGCCACGCCGGAATGGCAGCGGCAGAAAGCCGGCATGAGCGCGTGGGTGGATGCCTTCAACGCGCGGCGGAAAGCTGCCGGCCGGGGTGAGCAGATATGACTTCAGGCGAATACTGGGAAAAGCGCGCCATCGAGCGCGCTTTGCGTTTGGAAAGGGGCACGCTGCCATACATCCGGAAGCTTGCCTCTCTGTATGTCCGGGCGTATCGGTCGCTCCGCGAGGATCTCGACCGGCTGTTCGAGCGGTACGTAGAGACAGGGGATTTCTCTCCTGAGGAGGCGGCTGCCTACCTGAGGGAGCCGGTCACGCCGAAGGAGCGGAAGATCCTGGAGGACGCTCTGAAGGGGATCACGGACGAGGACGAGCGGAGGAAGGCCGTGGCGCGAATCAACTCCGCCTCGTACCGCGCCCGGATGGACAGGCTCCACGCGATGCAGGAACGGATCCGGATCGAGTGCGCGAAGACGGCCCCGGACGTGATCGACACGATCCGCCAGGCAATGGAGAGATCCGGACGGGAAGCGTACTACCGCACGATCTTCGACAACTCCAAAGCGGCGGGCGTGCAGCTGCCGTTCACGGACCTCAGCCTTGAGCGGCTGGAGGGCGTGATCAACCAGAAGATCGAAGGGAAGAGCTTCTCCTCCCGCGTCTGGGGGAACACGAACGCGGTGGCGCAGCTGCTGACGGACACGCTGAAGGAGAACGTGGCGACCGGCCGTTCCTGGCGGCGGTCGGTCAGCGACATGCGGGAGCTGCTCGGGGTGGACTACCCCGGTGGCGCGACCTACGCGGCGACGAGGATCCTCAGGACCGAGACGGCACGCGTGAACAACGAGCTGTCCGCTGAGGCGAACGTGGAGAACGGTTTCGACCGGTATCGCTACATCGCGATGCTTGACAGCAAGACGAGCGAGGCCTGCCGCGATCACGACGGCGGGATCGACCCGGACACGAAGAAGCCGTACACGTATAAGAACAAGAAGCTTGGTGTCAACTTTCCGCCGCTGCATCCGAACTGCCGCTCCACGACCTGCGCCTGGGTGAGTGAGGAGCTGCTCGCGAAAATCACCCGGAGCGCCAAGGATGAGAATGGGAACGTGTATCAGATCCCGGGGAACATGACGTACCGGGAGTGGGAGAAGGAGCGGCAGATAAAATCATTGCGGCAGAGTAGCAGAGCTCCAGCAATATCGATTCCAGAGGAAGAAGATAAAGATTTATTTGGCTATTTGCCTGAGTTATCGTTGCCAGAGGATCGAATCCAAGCCCTCAAGAGGTTATATGATATTAGCCGGAAGACTGGCTTTGAATACGCGACGGTATACTCAGACGGGCGGATAATCGATGAGGCTTTTACCAGTGGAGACCCTTCCCGGGTCGAGGTAGATCTATCAAAGTATCCGGGAGATAAACTGGAGATATACCACAGCCATACAAATGTTACGACTTTTTCCAACGAGGATCTGCGCTACCTCTGTGATCCCAGGGTTGTAAAAATAGGGGTTGTTTCTGGCAACGGTGATGTATACAATATGGATGCGAGCTACGGGTTTCGACCGAGCGTTAATGAGTATCAAGATCTCTCAAGAGATCTAACGAGAGAATGCGACGAGGTGTTTTTTAAAGGCGAAGCATACGCGCATCTTTCAAGCGGCGAAAAAGCTTATTTGGCAATTAAGGAACAGGCCTTTAGAACCGCAAACAGATTTGAGTGGCAGTATGAGGAGGGAACTTTTGATGAATAAATATGATGCCCTCTTTGATTCAAATAAAAGTACGCTTGAACTACGCCTGGATTTGTTTTCAATTGGAGAAAAGATCCCGGCCGAAGATAAAGATGATTTTTTCGAGGCCTACTGGCGGGCTCATATGATTGCTGCGGATCGAGAGCATGAACTTGCGCTGGCCAGGCATTATATGATGTGACAAATGGAGCAACGGTTAAGCACCTTCGGGTGCTTTTTTGATGCCTAAACACAGGAGGTCTTTATGGCTGTTGCTGATTTGAGAGAGTATACGAAGATCGTTATCGAGACAGACGAAGAGAATCCTGTAACCTATATCTGAATATGGGGATTCAAAACCTTCGGAGGGTCTTGCGGAGTTGTTTTCGGCGCATTATTCCCGTAATTGCGGGGATGAGCTATTGACAGCATCTGATAGAATTGTTAAATTGCTTTTAGAAAGGAGTGAGCTTTATGATCGGTAACGGAAAGTTATTGGAAAAGATGATTTTCTGGAAAACAAATCCGGAATGGTATGAAGGCGATCCGTATTGGGGTCCTGTTAAGCTGACCGAAAAGGCTCCTCCGGAAGCCGTAGAGAGTTTCAAGCTCTGGCTGAGAGCAGGATAACAACACAGATCTGAATAAAGCACCTTCGGGTGCTTTTTTGATGGAGGAGGAAATGAACGATACCGTTGTTATCTACAAGATCCTGAGGGCTTTGTCCAAGTACATGGATGTTCCGGAGCCGGATTATAAAGACATTCAGCCGAAACGCCTGGAGATCTCGCGGATACGGTGGGAGCGAATCCTGTACCTGCTTGTCAGGGAAGGCCTGATCGAAGGTGTCGTGTTCGATCAGAGCGCCCTTGATCCCGAGCCGGTGCTCTGCGAACCGATGTATCCGCGGATCACGCTGAAGGGCATAGATTATCTCGAGAACAGCGGGATGATGGCGAAAGCGAAAGAATTCCTGAAGACCATCGTTCCGGTCGCAGGGGCGATGATCAAATAAAGATCCGGCAACGGACGGGTACCTTCGGGTGCTTTTTTCATACCTTTGAGCGCCACCGGGGCGCTTTTTTGATGCGCTGAGAAGGGAACATGCGTATGAGCGTAAAGTCAGAAGAGATCAAGGTCGTCATATCGGCGAGCGCCGGAGAGCTGAAGCGCGAGCTGACCGCGGCGGAGCGGGAGATGATGAAGGCCCGGGGCGTCATGGAGCAGGAGGGCGGGAAGATCGCCGCCTCGTCCAAGGTGTGGAGCCAGTACCGGAGCAAGACCGCCTCCGAGCTGCAGAAGACCCTGGGCGAAGTGGAGCGGACGCAGGCGAAGATCGACAAGCTGCTCGAGAAGGGCCCGGCGATCCGCGAGTCGGAGATGTCCGCCTACGAGGCGAAGCTGACCGCAAAAGGATACAGCGGCGAGACGGCGTCCAGGATGACGACAGAGGCCGCAAAGCGCGGCGACCAGCTGCAGGGTCTGCAGAGCGTCCTCGCCGCACAGCAGGCATCCGTGCAGGAGCTGACCGGCAGCCTGAGCGCGCTGAACGCCAAGGTCGCGGAGACCACACAGACGGAACAGCAGGAAGCGCAGGCGGCAAGGGACGCCGCGAGCGCGGAGAAGGAGCATACGCAGGCGACCGGCGGCGGCACGAGCGCGGCCGGAAGCTTTCTGGCGGCGCTGAAGAAGCGCGTGGCGGGGCTCCTGCAGTTCTCGCACGCGGCGCGGAGCGCGGGGCAGTCCGCTTCCGGGATAGGCCGCGGCGGCCAGAGCGCGGGCGGAGGGATCGCGAAGATCGGGCGGACAGCCATCATGGCGCTCGTGGGCGTTCGGGGCCTCTACGCGGGGCTCCGGAAGCTGGTCAGCGCGACGGCGAACGCGGCCGCGCACAACCGGACGCTCGCAAACAGCCTCGGACAGATCAAGGGGAACCTCGCGATCATGTTCCAGTCGATCTTTCAGGCGGCACTGCCGGCGCTGCAGAAGCTCGCCTCGTTCCTCGCCATGGTCACGAGCTACGTAGCCCAGTTCACCGCCATGCTGTTCGGGGTCAAGTGGAAGACGGCGGTCGACGGCGCGAAGGCCGCCTCCTCCGGGATCGGCGGGGTGGCCGACAACGCGAAGAAGGCCAGCAAGGCGATCCACCAGATGGGCATCGACGAGCTGAACATCCTCGACCGGGAGGACGATTCGGACGCTTCCGGTGGAGGCGGCGGGGGCGGCGGCATCCCGGCGATCTATAAGGAGGAGGACGGCCCGAAGTTCGAGTGGCTGGACAGGCTCAAGGAAAAGCTGATGCCCCTGATCGAGAAGGTCAAGGCGGCGCTGGAGAAGATCAGGGCGCTTTTTGAGGCAATCAAGGAATCCTTCCTGTCCGCATGGGAAAAGTACGGCGAACCGATCCTGAATAAGATCATCGAGATCGCCGGAAATGTCATAGACTCCTTCGGGAATATCGCGGAGAAGATCCGGGAGGCCTGGGAAAACGGCGACGCCGGCACCCGGATCTTTGAGGGGATCCTCGGTACGATCGACGGTATCCTCGGGATCGTGGCCGACGTCTCCGCCGCTTTTGAGGAGTGGACCGAAAGCGCGGATTTCACGGAGATCCTGGAGGCACTGGCGCGGCTTTGGGAAAGCATCAGTGAACTCGTGAACCAGATCCGGGTAGATTTTCAGCCGATCTGGGACGGACTGATCAAGTCACTCGGGGACAGCGCGCTTCAGACGGCGGCCAATCTGATCAATGCGATCGCGACGGCGATCGAGGGAATTCAGGAGGCGTTCAGCAAAGAGAATAAGGGCGAGACGTTTGCGACGAATCTGAGCCGCATTTTTTCCGGTATCGCCGGGATTGCAGAAGGAGTATCAGAGAATTTCCTATATATTGTTGAGAATATTGACTATGACAATATCGCAACAAAAGTCTCGGAGATATCTGGGAGCATAGCAAATATCGTTGAAAACCTCGAGAAGCTTTCAAAAGACGAATCGCTTGATAAGTTAACAAGCTCGACCGTTAATGATGTTTTGAAGCTGACGGGCGATGCGCTGCTAGTCATAGCCGGTGCGCTCGAGACTATTTCAGCTCTGCTTGCCGGTGATTTTACGGGAGCCTGGGAAGGATTCAAAAAAGTCCTTTGGGGTGTCTATGAGGCGATCATGAATATCGTGATCGCGTTAATTGAGGGGCTTGCGGATTTTGTGGCTGCTATTCCGCTCGTTGGAGATGATTGGGCTGAGGGGCTCAGAAAAGGCGCAGAGGGAATCCGTGAGGAACTCAAAGGCCAGCACGATGATTTCTTTGGGCTAAACAAGGATCCCGGAATGGCTGAATTGGTTAGCGATCCAATGCGGGCACTCCGAGATGAAGCGTCTGCTTATACAAGTTCTTTGAAGGCAGAGACCAGTACGGCTGTAGGTGAAGGGATCAGCGAGGGGCTGACAGAAGGAGTCGGAAGCGGGGCAGAGGAGGTCATGATGCTGCCGGCGGAGGTTGATCAAGAGCAGGTGATTCTGAGCTACGACCAGGTCAAGGATGTAATCGAAACGATGAAACCAACCATCACCCTTTCAGAAGACGGTGCGGTTGGTTACTTTAACTATCTGGACGAACAAATTGCCTTTTATACGGAAGGGTATTTCCCTGTTATCTCTTTTGCGGCGAATACCGAACCGCTGACAAGCGGTGTCAACAACGCGGTGGATTCCCTGCCTACGGAGCACACGATCACGGTCAATTTCAAGATGGGCTCGATGCCCTCCTTCCCGAAGCCCGGATTGGCAGCCGGCGGCGGGATCATCCACGCGGCGCGCGGAGGCATCATACCGAGGCTGGCCTCGGGCGGATCACTGGGCATGGGCGGGCAGCTCTTCATCGCCAGAGAGGCCGGCCCGGAGCTGGTCGCGGGGATCGGCGGAGGACGGACGGCGGTCATGAACAACGACCAGATCGTGAAGTCCGTCAGCGACGGCGTGTACAAGGCCGTGCGGGAGGCGATGGCCGGAGGCAGCTTCGACGTGAACGTGGTGAGCAGGCTGATCTGCGACAACCGGGAGATCGCGAAGGCGGCCGAGAAGGGCCGGGCGAGCATGGGCAGGCAGATCGGATCCAGAGCCTTCGCGTAGGCGGAAAGGATGAACGGGGCGGCTTCGGCCGTCCCTTTTGATTTGAGGTGATGACATGGCATATTTCGTGACGCATTCGAGCGGGCAGATCCTGCCGGGGATCGCCGCGAACAGCGGGATCTACACGATCTCCACAACCGTGGACGGGGGCAGGAACGAGAACAACGACTTCATCGGCAGCGTAGTCGGCGAGGACAAGCTGAAGATCGAGCTGAACTTCGCGATGATGAGCCCGGAGGAATTTCAGACGCTCCTGAACATGTTCGACCGGAAGCGGGGCGGATCGTTCGTGAACACGTTCCGGATATTCGATCCGCGGGTGAACGACTTCGTGAACATGAAGATGTACGTGGGCGACCGGAGCGGCCGGCCGCTGATGGTGGACAGGAACTCCTTCCGCCCCACGGCCTGGGTGGACGTGTCCGCCAATCTCATTCAGGTGTAGGAGGTATCCTATGATACCTGTTTCCAACCGCTGGATGAACGCGATCCAGCTGCACCGGCTCCAGTCGATCCGGCATCCGATGTATGCGCGCGTGCTGTTCGGCGAGATCGATCCGACCGCCCGAGCGGACGCGACGATCACGATCCCGGCCGGCACGGACATATCCGCGGACAACCTGGACACGACGCAGGAAAGCAGCTACGCGGCCTACGAGGGGGACGCGATCCCGGTGAACGGGGCGCAGCTCTTCCTGCCGGAGGACCGGACGGAGATCCGGGCGCAGGGATGGATCAGCGCCGCGGTGAGCGGATCGGACGGGACCTTTGCCGAGCCGCCGGTGATCCACGTGTCCTTCCGCGAGAAGCACAGGATGGCCGGCGTCACGCTGCAGTTCGACGACGTCGCGGACCTGTACCCGGACCGGTTCACGGTGACGACGTGGCTGGACGGAACGCAGGTCGCGCAGCATGCGATCGAGAACGATTCGCCGCGCTTCGATACGGGCCTCGCGCTGGAATGGTTCGACGAGATGACCATCGAATTCACGCGGACCGTGCGCCCGTACCAGAGGATCCATCTCCAGACGCTCGAATTCGGCATCGGATACAGGTTCGAGAGCGACGACATCATCGAGGTCACGTTCGACCGGTCGGCGCATCCGCTGAGCCTGGAGCTGCCGGAGCGGAAGATGACGCTCACCGTTTACAACAAGGACGGCATGTTCGACGCGGACGCGGCGACCCCGATCGCGGAGTTCTTCCAGAACGACCAGCAGGCAACATTCCTGATCGGGCTGGACGTGGACGGGGAGGGAACGGTCGAGTGGATCCGGCTGTGCACGCTGTGGCTCGACAGCTGGGAAACGAACGGGATCGAGGCGACGTTCGGATTCGTGGACAACATCGCCCGGCTGAACGAGGGCGAGGATTACGAAAACAATTCCACGAGCTCGCGAATGCTGATCAACAGCCTGCGGTCGATGCTTTCCTCGCGGAGCTTCACGGACTACGAGCTCAAGGGATACGTGGAGAACATGCAGATCTCGAACGCGTTCCCGAAGGCGAAGCCCGCGCAGATCCTCCAGCTCGCTGCCAACCTCTGCATGAGCAATCTGGAGACGACTGCCGACGGAAAGCTCGTCATGCTCGCCCGGACGGATCCGTACTTCTCGCCGTCCAACCTCCCGTATTTTACGGGCACTCTCGACACGGACAGCGAGACGGCCGTGGAGCTTCTGCAGAACACGACGCAGGGCGTATACGCCGCCTACGAGGAGGACCTCATCCCGGTGGACGGGTCCATGCTGTTCGCGCCAGCATCCGCGTCCGACCGGGTGATCACCGGCGCGCAGTGGGCCGCACTGCCGAGCAGCGGGATCTATTCGGAGGAGCCCTCGCTGGAGATCACGTTCGTGTACAACTACAGCTTCCGGTATCTGGAATGCCTGTTCCCGACGTCGAACGTGCCGAGCGGCATCCGGATCCAGGCGTGGCAGTACAACACGAGCACTTCCCAGTACGTTCCGCTGATCGACAAGGTCTACACCCCGAACGGGCCGCACACGTTCATCTACGACTACTTCGAGAACGTCCGCAAGGCAAAGGTCACGTTCGTCGGAAACGACAAGCAGCAGAAGCTGAGGCTCATGAAGATCTGGGTCGGCTGGGGCAGCCACTACGATATCGGCGCGGAGGACATCCTGGAGCGCGCGACGGGGCGGCTGAACAAGCGATGCAAGGACCTGATCATCAACTACCACACGGACGGGACGGACACGCAGAGCGTCACGCACGTCAACGACTACGGGGAGGACTGCGAGATCGATAACGAGCTGTTCGCCACCACGAACAGGCTGTGGACGGACAGCAGCCATTCCTACTACTACAATTTCGAGGATTACTTCATCCCCTGGGCGAAGGCGTACCTGGACGCTTACACGGAATTCGAGTGCGAGACGCTCGGCTATCCGGAGCTGGACGCCGGGGACCAGATGTTCTACAAGGGCCAGCCGGCATACATCCTGAAGCATTCGTTCAGCTTCAGCGGCGGCGCGGCCCGGAGCAAGTTCACGATACGGAAGGAGGCATCTGAGTGAGCTGGGTCACACCCAAGACGGACTGGCAGGTGCGCGAATACGTTGACGGCCTGTACAGCGGCGACTGGCTCAACCTGTCCGACTATGACAGGCTGCGCGGAAACATCAGGCACATGGCGACGTTCGCGTCCAGCGTGCTCGGCGTGGACATCCCCCAGACGGCCATGCCGGCAAGGAGCTTCGGCAGCTATCCGAGGGCGGGGGACTTCAACGCGATCGAGTCCAATCTTCTGGCGATCGTGCAGGCGTTCAGCCAGCTGCCGCCCGGATACTACTCCCGGACGGACTGGGCGGAGAACGGCGCGTTCCTTACGTTCGATGACCTCAACCGGATCGAGAGCGCTTCGGCCTGGCTGTGGGAGGAGCTGCAGAGCAGGGCCCGCTGGGAGGCGTTCCTTCCGGCGGGAGAGGACGGGCTTCTGGAGGCCGGAGGCGAGCTTTACCACACGGTGGAAGATCAGCATTAAAGGAGGCAGTGCATGGCATATCAGTCAATTTACACGGGAGCACAGATCGATGACGCGATCGGGAAGGTGATGCCGCATACGGACGGACTGGCGGGGATTGACAGCGAGGGCAAGGTCGCTGCGGAGCAGGCTTCCTCCTCGATCGTTTCCGTTACGGGGAACAGGACCCTGCAGCTTTCCGACGCCGGGAAGATGCTCGTCGTCGATTCCTCCTCCGCGGTCACCCTGACCGTGCCGGCGGGAGGATCCGTCGCGTTTCCGGCGGGCACGGAGATCGAGATCCTGAGGAAGGGGAGCGGGACGGTCACGCTCGCGGCGGCTACCGGCGTCAGCATCCTTTCCGTCGGCAATTCCAAAAAGCTGGGGGATCAGTACAGCACGGCAGGTTTGAAACTCATCGGCAGCGATCTGTGGATTCTGGCGGGTGGTCTCGGATGAGGATGAGCAGAAGGATCGCTGTAAGCAACGGGGTAAAGCGGTTCTGGGTCTTTGACGGGAGCAACGGCGGCTTTAAGCTGGCCGGAGGCTACGGCGGGCAGAGGTACACGCTGACCTCCACGCAGATCAAGTTCGAGACGGTCAGCGCAAGCACATCCGTCTCGCGCTGGTATCCGAACGCCGCGGTCAATCTTACAAACTACAGGAAGCTGTGTTTCATCGTAACGAGTTCCACATCCTCGGGAACGACGCTCTCCTACAGGCGCGGCGGCGTTGCGAATGCGACCAATACGACGCCGACGACCTATAAAACGATCTCCCAGAACATCACATCCGCGACAAAGTACGAGGTCGACGTATCTTCGCTGACCGGGAACCACTACATCAACTTCTGGATGCAGCCCAGGACAGACGCGACATCCGGGGCATCCACGACGATCGTGACTCAAATCTGGTTGGAATAAGGAGGAGAGACAGATGTTTGTTATTCAGGAACTGCAGACGACCGGAAACCAGACCGCGCTTGTGCCGCCGGTGACGAGAGAAAATCTCAACGAGGCGCTGAGCGTGTTCCATCAGGCCGCGAGCTATGCCGCGATCAGCACGGTGCCGGTGCATACCGTCATGCTGCATGACGAGCGCGGGGACGTGATCGAGAAGATCGTGTTCGATCATTCGGCGGAGTAAGGATATGGACAGGAGCGGTGAGGTGATCAGCAGGGCGCGAACGCAGGTGTCGCGCTCCTGTTATGTCTGGGGCGCGGAGGGACAGGATCTCTGCGCCCAGCGCGACGCGGAGAGCTGGGTGCGCTCGCAGGAAACCACGGGCGACGCGGCCACGCGCGCGAACAACGTGCGGCGCGTGATGCAGAGGTACGCGAAGCTGAAGGCGGCGGGCCAGACGCCGATCCTGTGCTTCGATTGTTCGGGGTTCGTGTACTGGGTGTTTCACGCCTTCGCGGGGCTGATCAAGGGCAGGCGGACAGCTGCCTCCTATTACAGCCAGTGTACGGACAAGCCACGGTCGGAGCTGCGCGCGGGGGATCTGGTGTTCGTGCACAACGGGGCCCGGATCTGCCATGTCGGGCTGTATGCAGGCAGCGGTTCCGTTATCCACTGCAAAGGCAGAGACGTTGGCGTGGTGGAGGAGAGCCTGGCCGCGCACGGATGGAACCGGTATGGCAGGTGGAAGGGCATGTATGACGACGCGCCGCCGGAGCCCGGCCACGCGCGGGTGCTGACGAAGGGAACGCTGAACATCCGGACGGGACCGTCGACCGAGTATCCGTCGATCGGCGTGTCGAAGAAGAAGGACAGCTTCCCGTGGATCGAGGATGATCCGCGGACCGGCTGGCATAAGATCCTTTATCAGGACACCGAGGCGTGGATCACGGGGAAAGCCAAGCACACGGAGGTAGTCGGAGCGTGAGCATCCGGGCGTATGTGATCCTCGGGATCATCGTACTGGTATCGTTGTTGTTTATCTACGCGTGCCTCCGGGCGGCGCGGAAAGCGGATGATGATGAGATCAAATGGAGGGAGAAACATGAACGGAATCTTTGACTGGAACTTTTGGAGATGCGCGCTGATCCGCGCGATCCGCACGTTTGCGGAGGCGATGCTCGCTTATATCGGGACCGGCGCTGTCGTGCTGGGCGACGTCAACTGGCTCGCTGCGCTGAGCGCCGGCGCCATGGGCGCGGTCATCGCGATCCTGCTCGCGCTCGCCGGACTACCGGAAGCACAGAAGACGGAGATCGAGTATCACGGACCGATCACCCCGGAGGATAAAGAGAATGAGTGACAGCGTGATCGTGGCGCTGATCACCGGCGCGGCGGCGGTGATCAGCCAGTGGCTGATCACACGCAAGGGCCGCAATGAGGACAGGATCGAGCGCGCAAAGCTCGACCAGAAGACGGCGGACCGGCTGTCGACCATCGAACACAAGATCGATGTGCATAACGGCTACGCTGAAAAAATGGCTGAGATCACAGCGGACATCCGGGTGATCCGAAACGAGATCCAACACCTCCAGAAGGAATAAAGAATGCCGGGGCCTAATGCCCCGGCGCTTTTGTTTTGCCTGCTTACCTATCGGTCAAACCGAGCTTATTTCGGATCGCATCGGACAGGAGGGCCGAAAAGTTCAGTCCGGCATCCTCAGCTGCGGAGTTCAGCCAGCTGGGAATCGTCACGTTTTTCCGAACAGCGCGCCGTTCCGTTTGTCGCCGATATTCAGCGAAATCGACGTCCACGAATGAAAGCAGATCCTCAGCTTCTTTATGAACGGATTCCTGAGAAGACGGAGCGGGGATGGGTCTGCCTTCATCTTCCAAAGTAATGCCCGTCAGCCCGATCGCATCACGCGCCATAAAGATCGCGTCAGCGAATGAACTTCCTTCCGTGTTGATATCGAAATCCGGAACATAAGCCATATATCCGCCTTCCGGATACGGGGTGAAAACAACAGGATACGCGTTTTTCATTTCTTAATCTCCTTTCTATAGGCACCGGGGATGAGGGGCTTATTTCAGCCCCTGTCTCCGGATGATTGCTTTGGCGAGCAGCTCGTTGATCTCATTGTGCCTCGGGATCGGTTCCAGCTTCGTTCCGTTGGTGTAGATATCGTGATTGGATCCTTCCCTCAACAGCCACCAGCCGTTGTCCTTAAGCATCTTGATCAGGTCTTTCCGCTTCATTTGTCCCTCCTTCTGACTATAATTATACGTATAATATGCGCATTGTCAACACCGCTTTTTACGCATTTTTAGCGAAATAGGGTGCTTTACTACCGACGGATTACCGACAGGCACGCGAAAAAAGCCTATACTTGTAGGCCTTCGTGACCGCTGCTAAGGGAGTAGACTGGGTTGACCGGTGCGTGGGTTCAAATCCCACCTTCTCCGCCAAAAAGCCCTAGAAATGGGGCTTTTTTGTTTGTTTTGGAGAGCTGATCCGGCGCTTTTCAAGTCTCCTTCGGTGGTCGGAAATTACCGAAAAAACGGTCCTATTACCGACGCTATTACCGACAAGCGGCGAATGAGATCAAGTGCAGGAGTTGAGCGCGTCACGCACGTCGGACAGATCCATGTGGGTATAGCCGAGCGTGGTCTGATACTTCGTGTGGCGCGCAGCCTTCTGGATGACGGCGGGCGCGACGCCGGCACGGGTCAGGCGCGTGATGTAGGTGTGCCTGCAGCAGACCGGGGTCAGGCGTTTGTCGTCTATGCCGGCGGCCTGCAGCGCTTCCGTGAACAGATCCGCGAAGGTGTTGTCGCACACCTGACGGACCAGGTATTCTCCGGAGGCGGAGGCGGAGGAGAGCATCTCCCGCAGGACCGGTACGATCGCCTCGGGGATGACGATCGGGGACTTCTTCCCGAGCTCCGTCTTGTGCCCGCCGTACATCTCGCGGTCGTTCAGTTTAATATTGAAGACGCGCATGTCCCTGAGCTCGATCGGGCGCAGGCCTGTATAGATCATCAGCAGGACGGCGTTGCCGAGCTCCGTTTCCGTGCGGTGCTCCCAGAGCGCCTTGATCTGCTCCTCGGTGAAGACGCGCTTCTCCCTGGCTTCCTGCTTCGGCAGCTCGATCAGCTCCGCGAAGTTCCTGTCCGCCCATTCGCACTTGACCGCGAGCGTGGCCATGGCGTTGAGAAGGATCTTCACGTCGCGCGCAGGATAGTAGGTGAGGCCGGTCACGCAGGCCTGCATCTGGTCGTAGCGGATCTCCCGGAAGCTCCGGCACGCGTGCAGGGGCCGGCACTTGTCGAAGGCATAGCCCCAGGCCTTCTGCTTCTCTTCCGAGAGCGCCCTGTAGCGCGCGGTCTCCTGCACCTTTTCCCAGAGGGTGAGGAAGGAGACGTTCTCCGGATTCTTCATGTCCAGCTGCGCGAGCAGGACGGGCAGATACTCCAGGGCATCCTTCTTCCGCGCGAAGCCGCTCTTCGAGTAGCGGAGGCGGGTCCCGTCCACACAGCGGCAGACCTCAGCCTGCCACGTGCTGCCTCTTTTGTATACGGATCCCGTTCCGTTGCCGCGCGCCTTCCCCGCGCGCGGAGTTTTCTGCTTCTGCACGGCCTGCTGACGGGTACCGCAGAGGTGGCAGAAGACGGAGCCTTCGAGAAGCTCCGTACCGCATTTTTTGCAATTCATGGTCTTTTCTCCTTAGGGTGTTTTCTGTTTTAGCACGTCGAGGCGCAGGGCGTCAATGGCGGACGCCTGCCCGGCATCCTTTCGTTTCAGCGCGTCCAGCACGCGCAGGTCATGTGTACCGTCCATCAGCAGATGATAGACGCGGCAGACGGACTCCTGCCCCGGGCGGTGCAGGCGCTCGTTGGCCTGCTCGTACAGCTCCAGGCTCCAGGTGAGGCCGAACCAGATCAGGATGTGGCCGCCGTACTGCAGATTCAGGCCGTGCCCGATGCTCGCCGGGTGGGCGAGCGCGACGGGGATCCTGCCGGCGTTCCAGTCCTCGATGTCCTGCGCGCTCCGAAGATCCCGGCATTGGATCCGGGCACGGATGCGGTCGCGGTCGCTCAGGAAGGAGTACAGCACGAGGACGGATTCGCCGCCGGCGGCCTCAATCAGCTCCTCAAGCGCGTCGAGCTTGAGGTCGTGGATCGTGTGCGCGGTATGGCCCGCGTCGTAGACGGCCCCGTTCGCGAACTGGAGCAGCTTGTTGGTGAGCGCCGCCTCCGTCCCGCCGATGATGCAGCCGTCGCCGTCCAGGCATTCGAGGACCTTGTCCCGCTCGAACTGCCGGTACTTCTTCAGAAGCGCGGGAGGCGGCGTCAGAAGCACGTCCTGATATTCCTGCCCGGGGAGGCTGAGCACGTCCTCCTTGCGGACGCTCATGCACAGGTCGGAGAGCTTCCCGTAGACGGCCTCTTCCGCGCCGGGGAGCGGGACATAGGAATAGACGACGTAGCCGTTCATCCGCTCCGGCTTCAGATAGCGGGTCCGGAAGCCCCCGATGGTATGGCCGAGGCGCTCCCCGCGGTCGAGCAGGTAGATCTCCGCCCACAGGTCCTCGAGCCCGTTTGGGCGGGGCGTGCCGGTGAGCCCGATGATCCGCCGGATCCTGCCGCGGACCGCACGGAGCGCACGGAAGCGGCGGGCGCGGTGCGACTTGAATGAGGAGAGCTCGTCGAGGATCACGACCGGCCAGCTCCACAGCCGGCCTCCTTCGCAGAACTCTTCCACGAGCCACTGGACGTTCTCGCGGTTGATCACGTAGACGTCCGCGTCCGCCTGCAGCGCCGCCCGCCGTTCCTTGGCCGTCCCGGTCGCGAGGCTTACGCGCAGGTGCCTGAGGTGATCCCACTTCGCGGCTTCCGTCGCCCATGTGTGCACCGCGACTCGGAGAGGGGCGATCACAAGGACCGGCCCCTCCTCCAGACGGTCGAAGAGGATCCTGTCGACGGCGGTCAGCGTGGTGACCGTCTTGCCGGAGCCCATGCCCCAGAACAGCGCGCAGGCCGGGCGCGAGAGGATCCATTCGATGCCGGCCTCTTGATGCGGATACGGCCGGAAGATCACGGTCTCTGCCTCTGTTTTGCTATTATCCCGTCGATTGCCGCGCAGATCTTCTCTGCCTTTTCGGGATCCAGTTCGGTACGCAGCCAACGGAGGACCGTTGACTCACTCGCGCCGATCTCCTCCGCGATCTCCCACACGCGCACGCCTGCCGCGTCCGCCCGATCCCGGATTTTCCTGTTTGCCGTCAACCTTCTGTTTATCCTCATTTCTTCCCCTTTCCGCGCCTGTCGCGCTCAATTTTTCCTCATTCGTCATACCGATTCTCCTTTGTACTTCCTTGCCGCCTCCAGCGCGGCGATCTCCCTGAGCAGGGCGTTCGGATCGAAGTTCTCGTCCGGATCCCGATACGGGCATCCGTTCCGCCGTTCAAACCCGTACCATGGCCTCCCGGGATCCATGCAGTGCATGGACTGGGAGAGCCCGTTCCATTTCCAGTACCGGCAGCCGAGGCAGCGGGCGGCGCCACGCCCGCGGATCTCCACATGGATGCATCCTTTCAGTTCCATAATTCCTTCTCCAGTCTTTCGATCTCTTCAAAGCCGCATACGAACACGTGCCGGAACCCGAGCTCCTTCAGCTCGTCCGCGCGGATGCGCTGGATCGGGGCGATCCTGCCGCCGGGCCGCTTGACCTCCGCGAACAGGATCCGGCCGCCGGGAAGCAGGCAGATCCGGTCCGGCATTCCGTTGCTTCCCGGGCTGACCCATTTCAGGCAGCGGCCCCCGTTCCGTACGATCATCCGCACGAGGGCGGCCTCGACCTCACGTTCGCTGACGGCCCTTTTTCCCGGCACGGATCCCTTTTTTTCGCTCATGTCTCGTCCAGTCCTTCCTCGCGAAGCAGGGCCTCATACAGCCCGCGCGCTTCGCGCATTTCTCACAAGGTCCCTTCATTCCGCCCTCTCCTCCTGCTTTCTGATCATCTCGACGAGCCACTTGCGCAGCGCCTCGCCCTCGAGCCGGCTGATCCGGATCAGCTCGTCCAGGGTGATCTCCGCCTTCAGGCAGGAGACGGTCTCTTCCAGCCTCCGCCGCTTCTCCCGCCGCATCTTCTCGAGGAGCATCTCCGCGCGCAGCTGCCCGTAGGTCTTGCCCTCGCTCCTGGCCTTCGCCGCGAGCTCGTCGATCGTCAGCCGGCGCGGCGGCGGATCTTCGGGGAGCGGGAGGACCGGCTCCGGTACGGAGCGGGGGGCCGGCTTCGGCCCGGATCGGGCGACCGGCTTCGGTGCGGGCGCGGGCTCTTCGGGCGGGCGCTTGTTCCGTCGGTAGTATTCGCGCATGTACTCCCGCATGTAGCTTGCTCTCCGGACCTTCGTACAGAAGCCTTCGTGCGCCTTCCTGCCTCCGCGGATGTCGGGGAGCGGCTTTCCGCAGACCGGGCAGATCCTCTCTTCCTTCATGACCTCCACACCTCGTTCCATCCGATGTCATAGAAGATGAGCGTTCGTCCGCTGCGGGACATGTAGACCGCGGAGGCGGGGACGGGGCAGAGGCCGTTCATGCACCGGTCGAGGTTCGCCCGGGCGTTCTCCCTGTTGCGGTCCGAGATCCTGCCGCGGTTGAACTCGCCCTTCTGGTGGACGACGCCCAAGATGCCGCTCTTGAACGGAGCGCCGAAGGAGGCGCGGTTGAGGATCAGCTGCGTGACGGCGAGCTTCTCCGGATCCGTGTTGCACTCGGCCCAGTAGACGGAGGCCAGCGCGTCGATCTCCGCGGAGGACCATTCATACGGGACGTACGGCCGCGGCGTCGGCGTGAGCAGGACGGGGGGCAGGGTCGGGGTGGAGGTGGGCACCGGCCAGAGCATCACGGTCTCCGGCCCGGTCCCGGGCGCCGCCTGCGCTGCGGGGAGGACCGCGCCGCTGGAAACGGGGGAGGGCGCGCACGCGGTCGCCAGCGCCAGCAGGAAGGCGGCAAGAAAAACGGATCGTTTCATCCGGCGCCTCCTTACCGGTCCAGCTTCCGCCCGCAGACGGGGCAGTAGTTCATCTCGATGGAGCATTCGTCCTCCCCGGTCATCTCCCCGTCGTCGGAGACGCCCTGCACCATCACCGCGATATGCCCGTTGAACGGATAGATCTCCACGGACGCGTCCGCGTTGACGCCCGCCTCCAGGTGGATGAACGCCTCCTCGTCGCAGAACGCGCAGGGTACCTTTTTCCTTCCGCTCATACCGCCGCCTCCTCCCGGAGCCATTTCCGCGCGCACCCGCGGCACGATCCGATCGGGCGGGTGCAGTTCGCGGTGTGGCAGAAGCGCTCGGACACGACGTCCGTCAGCCGGCGGAACTCGAAGCAGTGCTCGATCGCGTCCAGCGCCGCCTCCTCGTCCCGCACCTCGTTCATAAGCTGCGCGCGCAGCCATTCCAGATTGGTCATCTTTCTTCCTCCTCTCTCGGGCGACGGGCTTACAGAAGCTCGTCTTCGCTTGCCGGAACGCGCTCATAAAAGCGCTGCTTTCCGTAGTTCAGGAACATCTTCTGGGCGCCTTTCGCCCTTCGCCAGCCGGGCATCCTCGCCATGATGTTGGCGATCGCGGCGCCGGCATAGCGGTCGAATGCGTCGCGCTTCCCCCGGAGGGCCTCCACAAAGATCTCGATCGTGCTGACATACTGCAGAGGCTCGTCCCCGGACGCGCCGCTGTCGAGCCAGTTGACGCGGTCGTAGACGTCCATGAAGTCCCAGCCCTCCGGGCGCGGGCGCTCCAGGAACGCGGCGATCTGGCCCGCGCGGGGATCTTCCTCCGCGAACTCCTCCTGCACAGCGCGGGCATCCCGCTCGAGCTCCTGGGGCAGGTACAGGCTCTCGCCGTCCCGGTGCCGGCAGACGGCCTCCGCCCAGACCTGATCGCGCAGGCCGGGCAGATCGTCCCAGACGCTGCGCGTCGGCCTGCCCGGGAGATCGACGACCCAGAAACGCCGGTTCCCCGTCTGGTCGCGGAGGAACTGCGTCTCGTTCGTAGTGGCGATGAACACGCACTGGCGTGGGAATTCCTGCGTCCGTCTCCCGTAGGCGGGCCGGAACCGGTCCGACTGCTTGGAGAGGTACATCTTGATCGTTTCGATCTCGGCCTTCCGGAGCCCCGCGAGCTCGCCCATCTCGAGGATCCACACGCCGAGCACCTGCTCGTAGGCGTCCTTCCCCTGCAGCGTGGTGAAGCTGTCCGAGAAGAACGGCCCGCCGAGGATCTTGAGGAGCGTGCTCTTGCCGCGGCCCTGTTCGCCGCGAAGGGTGAGCATGTAGTCGAACTTGCACCCGGGCACGTAGATCCTGCGCACGGCGGCGGTGAACGCCTTTCGGGTGACCGCCCGGACGTACGGGGTGTCCTCCGCGCCGAGATAGTCGACGAGGAGGGTGTCGAGGCGGGGCGTGCCGTCCCAGTCGAGCGTGTCGAGGTAGTCCCGGACGGGATGGAAGGCGCGCTTCTGCGCGACCACGTTGACCGCGTCGAAGAGCTTGTCCTTGGAGGAGAAGCCGTAGCGGCGCTCCAGGTCATAGCGAAGCGCGGAGTCGTCCGCGTCCTGCCAGACCATGTCGTTCCGCCTGCTGCCGCCCGCTTTCCGCCAGGGCAGATCCTTCAGGATCACGATGCTGTTCCTGAGCTCGTCGTAGCCGAACGCGCCCTCGTAGTGCTCGTCGTTCATCAGGATCAGCACCGCGTTCCCGATCGTCTGCAGGAGGGCGCCCTTCTCGGAGAACTGCAGCCGGCCCTTCCAGTCCTCTCCCTCCGGCGCCGGCGCTCCGAAGTCTTCGGACGCCTCCGAGAGCCGGTCCGCGGCGAGCTGGGCGCTCGTCCGCGCGTCCCCGAGAGCGAAGTCCAGCATGGCCTTCGTGGAGGGGAGGCGGCTGACGGGCGTGTCCGGATCGCTGTTCGCGTCCAGGGAGCCGAAGCGGTGGAGGCGGACGAGGTCCCAGGCGTTGACGAGCCTGCCGGAGGCGGGATCCGTCGCGTGGTGGCTGTAGGTGAAGAGGCCGTCGTAGACCACGACGCCCGCCGCGGTGGATCCGCCCGCGTAGGTATAGCGGCCGGGGAGCGCGCAGGGCACGTAGTCCGGCACGAACGCGGCGATCGCCTCCTCGATGGGCCACGCGCGGCAGAACGCGCCGATCGCGCCCTCCTTCGACGTCGGGTCCTGCTGCTTCTCGGCCTCCCGCTTCCGCACCTCCGCCACGCGGCCGGACATCGGCCACGCGGAGACGTCCCTCCAGTCGTGATAGGTGGCGAGCAGCGCGTCCACGGAGAGGAACGGCCCGTCGGCGTACTCGAACACGTACTCCCCGTCCTGCGAGACGGACGGCCAGAACATCAGGCGCTGCGGCTCGTAGGTGGTATCGTCGAACTGGTCTATGCCGAGCACCTCCGCCACGCGGCGGGAGGCCGCCTGGTACTCCTCCGGATCCGCGTCCCTGTCGAGGGGGATGAGCAGGCGGAGGCGGGGCTTTTTCGGCGTGTGCTTGTGCGTGGAGTAGACGCAGGCGGCGCAGGAATACTTCTCTTTGAACGCGTCCCAGAAGCCGGGGGAGGCGAAGTCCGCGTCCAGGCAGATCAGCGACCGGAACTCCACGTCCGTGCGTCGCCCTTCGCGGCAGTAGCCGCCCACGAAGCCGCCCACGTCCTTGACGTCCGCCTGCCGGTCGCGGCCCATCGCGCGGTATTCCGCCATCGTCTCCGCCGTCCGGGTCTCCCGCGAGAGCCTGTCCAGAAGCGCGGACCAGAGCACCTCGCGGTTCTTCCATTTCTTCGCCTTGCGGCTGTTTGCCGTGGCGATCGTCAGTTTTTTATCGAACTGCACGTTCATGCTGTCAGTCCTTTCGGTAGAAGGGCGTCGAATATCCGTCGGCGGCGAGAGGGAGGCCCGGCGCCCAGGGCACCGGCTCCGTCATCACGGAGGCCATGTCCTGCCAGCGCGCGCCCTCGGGCGCTTCGCAGATGACCTCGTCGTGCACGTGGAACAGGATCCGCCAGCCGGCGCGGTCGAGCCGCAGGAGCGCGGCGGCGAGGCAGTCCCGCGCGAAGGACTGCACGAGGTTCTCCGTCAGCTTCCCGCCCCACGTGGAGGTCTTCTCCCAGCGCCGCGTGGTCTGGTCGACGCCCATGTAGCAGATGCCGCCGTCCTCGTCCTCCCGCGCGCCCCAGTAGGCGATCACGCGCCCGGAGGGGAGCGTCAGGCGGAGAGCGTCCCTGTCGCGCCGGAACGCGCAGATCTGCGCGCCCCTGAAGTAGGGGGAGTAGGCGCGGTCCGCGTCGGTCAGGATCTCGTTCTCCCTCGCGCGGGCGGGGTCGTACTCCCGCCGGTAGGCCTTGAAGGAACGGCCCGGGTTCCGGAGGGCGTTCTTCGCCGCGCGCTCCAGCTCCTGCCACAGGCGGACGATGTTCGGGCTCGCCGCGCGCCATCCGTCCACGATCTCCCGCATCTCCGATTCGAGCATGCCCATCCTGTCGGCCCCGAAGGCGATAAGCGCGTTCACGCCGCCGCCGTAGCCCAGCGCCAGCTCGGCGATCTTGCCCTTCTGGCGGAGATGCCCGTTGACGCCGTGCTTTTCGACGGGGACGTGGAACATCTTCGACGCGGAGGCGCAGTAGATGTCGCCGCCGTTCCGGAAGGTGTCGAGCCGCCACTGCTCGCCGGCGAGATACGCGACCACGCGCGCCTCGATCGCGGAGTAGTCCGCCACGAGGAGGGTTTGCCCGGCGGGGGCCACGAAGGAGGTGCGGATCAGCTGGGAGAGGA